TGCTTGCAGCAAAATCCTACCCGCAAGCACCAACTATCGTTTTGACCTCGAATCTTCTTATGTAAAAGAAGGTTCTGTCCGTGACTTCTTCGGTACTCCAGTAATTCAGATGGAACAAATTGCCAACTATGCAACCGAATTTGCTGTAAAACTAGACAATACCAAACTGTATGTGGTATCTCCTGCACAACAGAAGATTATTCATGTTGGTATGGAGGGTGGCGCTCTAAGCACTGTTCGTGAAGCGAAAGAATCTGCGCATCTAATTTCTACTGGTACTATTATGAAGTCTTGGGGCGTTGCCGCCGCTACTTCCGCTCTAGCTGGTGTAATTACTCTTAACTAAAAATGGAGGGTTAAAATCGTGTCAGAAACTCAAAAAACAAAAAATCCTAGAAAAACGAATACTTCTATTTCTAAGGTAGATGAACTTAGCGAGCTAAAAAAGAAGTATGAAAAAGAAATGCAAGAAATGAAAAAACAAATAGCGGCGCTTTCTAATCCATCTGTCGTTGTAAACAACGAAAGGGCGGAAAAAGAAAGCATCGATTTAGATGATGACATTGATGTGATATCTTTATGTAATGGGGTACTAAATCTTACTACTGGGGGTTTTGGTAAAGGAGAGCTTTATTCGTTTAACGAATTTGGACAAGTTCTACCAATACCATATCGTGACTTAAAAGAAATTGCTAAAAATAATCGTTCTTTTTTAGAAAAAGGATATTTTTATATCGATAGCCAAAAGGCCAGAGTAGCACTTAGAATTTCTAAGCTTTATGAAAAAATGCCAGTGGCTCAAGATTTGGTTACAATGTTAGATAAAGATGCTGTTGCAATCAAAAAAACTCTATCTATAATGACTCCAGAACAAAAAACAATGATAGCCTCTTTGGTGATTGATAAATTATTCAATGGAGAAAATCTTGATATGAATTTGGTAAAAGAGATTGGAGATTCTGTCAATAAAGATTTGTCAACAATTGCCAGAGAAAAACGGGAACTTGTGTCTGTGGGTGAGGAATAATGGCAACTCCATATTCGGATATTTTTGATTTAGCTTTAATGGACTTAACAAGTTACGAACTCGATAAGCTAAATACGCTTTCACCAACAAATTTTTTGACATACATGACGGGATTGTTAGTTCGTGCGATCCCGTCATTTACAAACTGTTTACAAAATTTGTCTGCTAGAAATGATACAACTCAAACTTTTACAATCGAACTTACCGAGCCTGAAAAGGATATCTTGGCTAGTTGGCTTGCTGTTCAGGTTATCAAAAAAGAAGTATTTGATATTCGGCAGATACGGGGAATGGTTCAGAACGGTTCTGATGCAAATAGATATTCTGAAGCCAATCTTCTAAAAGAAAAAATGGAACTGCAAGATAGATTGATAGAACTAGCCGATAAGAAAATGACTGCGTATGGGTTGTCTAATGAAAACTGGTCTACTTTTTATGATACAAACTTATGAAGAAGGAGGCGATACTAAACGTCTTTAAAATATTATAATGCTGGAGCGGCAATAAGAACATCTCCTGTAGTAAGCTACGCATCTGATTTTACAGCAATTTCAGACATGGCGTTTAGTAACGCTCCTAATGTTTTTGCTGATGTACAGTACGAAACAACGTATGGTTCAAAAACATATACCACACTATCTCAGGTTAGAGTGGACGCAGTTATCAACGTAACTACTGGTAAAAATTTAGGCGACGATTTTAAGCGTTTTATTTTTGATTCTACTTTTCAGTCTCCATACGTTGGGCAACTATTTAAGTGGAAAAATAATTATTGGCTTGGAGTAAATAGCGATAATTATCAGAGTTTGGGTAAATCTTTAATTTGTAGACGCTGCAACAACGTATTGAGATGGAAAGACCAATATGACAATTTAATTGTCGAGCCATGTATTTTAAACTATGATTTAGGTGAGGCCGCTGACTATACAACTTCACAAATGGTAATGTCTGCTGGTTTCATTAAACTGTTATGTCAGAGAAATGAAAACACAAACACAATTATGCCGAACAAGCGGTTTTTATTTGGAACACCAAATAATCGATCTGCTTATAAAGTTTATGGTAACGGTAGAAAAATTTTCTTAAATTCAGAAACAGATAATGAAAGCTCTCCAACGGTTTCAGAATTTTATATGGGTGCTTCTTTTACAAACGATCAAACAGATGATTTGGCGAACGGAATTGCGGATGCTTATAGGAATGAATTTGAGCTGTCCATTTCTGGTGGAGATTTAATTCAAACCGTTGGGTTTACTAAAACGCTTACCGCAACAGTAACGCAGAATGGTGAAGTTGTTTCTTCTGGGCTAACTTGGACGACAGATGACGCAACTGTTTGTACGGTATCTGGGTCAGGCGTAATAAATTGTTTGAAAATTGGCTCTGCAAAAATTAGATGTAAACTTACAAATAATTTGTCTGTTTACGATGAAATTACTGTTTATGTTTCTAATGTTCTGGCTGACGATTATGATATTGTTATTTCTCCAGATTCACAGATAATTTATGAAGGAGAAACGCAAACATATACGTGTATATTAACTAATAACGGTGTGGCTACTGGAGGCACATTTACGTTTTTTGCTTCTGGAGTTCCAATTGAAAATTATAGGTTACAACTCATAGATGGGAATCATTTTGGAGTTGAGAATGTAAAAAAATACCTTTCTTCAAAATTGTCTATAACCTGTACGTCTGGGGAACATGTTAAAGTGTTCGATATAAATTTGAGGGGTGATTTTTAATGGCGGGAAGTTACGCTTCGTATGATTTCTTGCCACAGATTTCATACAATATAATTGATAATTTGATGGACAATCCAGATGCCGAAATTATTTGGAAGCTTTTAAAATATAGCACAAACGATGACTGGCAAGCTCCAAATTTAACAAAGGCTCAAAAACGAGCACTTATGTATACGGGTGGGGATGATTCCAGTAAGTCGTCCATATTCTTTGACTCTGGAATGGATGACGCAATGTACACAGAAAAGATATATTTACGAATATATCCATATTATTGTATTCCAGACACAGATTATCACGGAATAGTGGATGTTGCCTTTGAAATGTTATGTCATTATAGCATAAATACTTTATCAAATTATACAACTCGTGTCGATTCAATTATGGCGGCATTAATAAAATGCCTAAACGGAACTGATATTGGCGGCTTGGGAAAAATGTACTTCAATAGTAACAGAGCTAGAATGGACAAGTTCCAAAACTTTAACCAGCCTCCATTTAAAGCTAAAATTTTGCTAATGAGTGTGAATGTATAATGAGACAAAAGATAATATGTTATATATATGACGAAGCGGTCAAATTTAAAGGTATTGACATATATCCAATAAAGGTTTCGGAATATTTTGAATTTTATAATTATATCGACTGTTTGCAAATCGATAAGAATAGCGTTCCAGATGTAAAGGTCATATCAATGTCCTATTTAGACTACTTGATTAGCATATCTGATGCTAATAATTTTTATTATTCTAAGATGGTTATGCTATTAAAACTTTGTTTACATTTAAAAGATTTTTCGTTAATCACGGAGGACACTGCGGGATCAATATATGAATCTGGAAAAGATTTGCTTTTATCAGAATTAGAATATCCAGAAAAGGACGAAGATATTATTGTCGTCAATCGTTCTGGTGGTAAATCGTGGGAAGAAATTCACAAAATAATCAACGAAGCTCCAAAAAAAATGTTTTATTTTGATGGAGGGGACATAGTTCAGATTGTGAAAAAAAACGGAAAAAACTTCATACAGATAAAAGACGAATTTTATTCTAGTGATGATTTTGATCAAATACGAAAAATAATATTAGAACAAAACGATGTTGAACAGATTGATGAAAATATAAAAAAAGAAGTAAGAGATGAACTTGACGCGCTGCAATCAAAATTAAGCAAATTAACGTCTAGCGTAAAAATGTGTGATTTTGAAGACCAGATGATATGTCTATCTATTTCAGTAGGATTTACACTCGATCAGATAAAGGATATGACAATAAGAAAGTTCAAAAAATATATTGCAAGAATTGACAATAAGCTTACCTATGAAATATTCAAACCACCAATGCTTAGTGGATTTATAACATCAAAAGATAAAAACTTTCCGCTTCATTGGATGGCCGATTTATCGTCTGACAACAAATATTCAAATATTTTTGTAGACGAAGACGAAATAAAGTCTAAAATTAATTAAATATAGGAGGAAAATTCTATTATGAACAGATTTTTAGTCTCTGTTGCAAATGTTATTGGGTACGACAAAAACGATAACATTGTGTTAGAAGGCACTACACTTCTAAATTCCACTCTAGAACACGCCGTTGCAAATACGGATATCAGGGCTGGTCAGGGTAATAAATTACAGTACGTTTATTACCACTCTGATGATCTAACTGGTAATATTGAAGAATCACAGTTTTCACTGGCAATGCTTGCCCTTGCTAACGGGGCAACTATTACTACTGGAGCAAATATTTGGACTGAAGAAACGGTAACGGTAACATCTGGTGCTGGAACCGTTCTTGGAACCCCGCTTGCTCATCAAACATCAACTTTGTATGGATGGGTAACATACGGATCTGTTGTTTCAGAACGAGTTACTTTTACTGGTAGTGCATTTACTATCGCAGACACAACTTATACTGGAGAAGTATGTATCCGCTATTATGCTTATAATGCTTCTACCAGACATATGGAAATCAACGCTTCTTCTCTTCCCGCGCATTTACGTCTAGTTATGCGGGTTGGTCTATTTTCAAATGATTCAGCCACAAATAAAGTTGGCGAAGCAATTATCACAATTTATGACGCTTCTATAACTGGTGCATATACTATCACGATGGCGGCAGATGGCGTTTCTACTACACCTCTTGCATTCAGAGCAACTGCCACTACAAAAGTTGCTGCCGGGTGTAATAGCGCAACTCAGGTATACGGTTCTATCGATGAAGTATTATATAATACTAATTGGTATGATAACGTTGTTTCTCTGGCAGTAGACGGTGGTGACTTTGTTCTTGCTAATTTGGCTACAAAGAAACTTGTTGTACGTGCTGTACCAAATGATGGAACAGCAGCTTTTGCTCCTCCATATAAAGACCTGACCTTCTCCGCGACCGGAGTAAGCGTTGTTAACACCAATGGAGCTACAAAGGGCACCGTAACTGGAGCAACTGGCGGCGGTAGCGTAAAAGTTACAATTACTGCAAAAACAGCGGTAGATACTACGGTGCTTGTAACAGCATCTTAAAATGGGAGTAATTTGTGAAAATGTGATTGATGTGGTTACTGAGCTAGAAGAATATTTTCTATGCTCAGTAACCAATCAAAAATGTTGTTTCCAAAGATATTGCTCTAACGACGAAAGGGTGATTAATACGGAGGGCGCTAAAATTTGTAAGGCTAGAACAGAATCTGCTAATATTGAAAACGATGAAGATAAAGCACAGATTGTTGTTCCAGAAACAAAAAAAAATGAAGAAATAGTTACAAAAAAAGAAAAGGGAGTAGTTACACTTGTAACCAGTAATTATGTCGTGTATGACTATGAAGGAACCTCCTGTTACAAAAATGGGCACTTCAATGTAAAAATAGGGGATAAAATTGAAGTGTGAAAACATGCGGGGTGAAATGCTCCGCGATACATAGGTTTGTTTTTTAATTTAACAAACCGAAAATACGTCAACTAGAATTTAAGATGGTTGGCGAGAGGAGGAACTGTCCTTTGCAGGATGTAATTGATGTTGTAGTAAAAGTGGCAAGCGTTTTAACCGCACTTGGAGTCATTTTCGTGTTTATTGGTTCGGCAACAAAACGGGGTCAACGCGCTATATCAAATTGGTTTAAGAAAATAAATGAACCAACCAACAAGGGGATTGTTTGTGTATTGCGTTCGGATTTAAGAAGATTATGTAAAGATTGTATAAAACAGGGCTATATGACCGACGAAGATTTAGAGAACATCGTCGAGGCATCAGAAGCGTATCGTGCATTGGGCGGAAACTCTTATACTCATGCGCTGGTTGAAAGGGCTTGTACTCTTCCGGTAAAAAATTGGGATGAATTGGACTTGGAAAAGGAAACTAAATAAAATGGAGGTCATATTATGACACAAAATCGTTTAAAATCTAAGGTGGTATGGGCGGCAGTTGCTGCGCAGGTCATCGCAATTTTGCTGGCACTTGGTGTTATCGATACAACTCTTGGACAAACTATAAACACTGTGGTAGCGTCTGTTCTTCAATTGCTTGTAGTGGGTGGAATACTCAACAATCCAACAGATGGAGAAAATTTTTAAATTGGAGATATAAAAAATGAAACTAATCTTAAATAAGAAGAAAAAAATTAAAAAAACAATATGTGGACAGGAATTTTCTTTAATTCCGTATGTAAATACGGCTCAAAAAGACTTCATTATTAATAAACTTCTTGAATATTATGAAGGTAGTAAAAATGAAGATTTTGTCCAGTTGGTTTTAGAGTTGCGAGCAAACTTGGATGTATTAATTATAAAAGCGACTACAGATATTGAGGTCGATAAAGATTCCTCATATGAAGACATGGTTTCTTCCGGGTTAATTGACTTAATTAGAGGGTCTGTAATAAACTATGAGGAGATATATCAAGATGCCTTTTATACTCTACAAGTAAATAGAATTTCCAGTTTACTACCAAGCGAAAGTTCTTTGGCGGAATCTTTTAATGCACTACCAAAAATGCTTGAAAATATGTCGCCCGAACAGCAAAAAAATCTAGAAATGGTTGTAAAGGCTTCGCTGGCTAATTCAGCAAGCAATGCCATTTTAGGTGGAGTTAA